CCAAATGAATGTTGCATGATTTCATCAACGCAGGCACGAGTGATTTCCTCTTTATCCACGGCTTTCTCAAGATGCTTCTGCACATAGTCACCACCCTGTATTTTTACGTCACTCACATCCATGCGCATAGACATGGTAGGGGTGGCGATGGGTGTGAGATAGCCTTGCGCAATAAGGTCAAGAATATTAACTTCATAAGCAATGCCACCAAACATTGCTTCTTTGCCCTTGTGTAGCAAACCAGTTTTAGCACGGAATGGTGTTGCAGTATATCCGCAGCATTTTATGTACGGGTTGATGGCGAGTAAGTCGGCAAAGAACTTACGATACATACCCTCGCCAGAATGCGGAATTAGATGGCACTCATCAACAATAATTAAATCAGGTGGCGGATTCTGTAGTAGATGCGCCTTCTTGTATATACTCTGAATACTAGCAACAACCACAGCCCCGTTAGCGTCCTTTTGTCCAATCTTGTCGCTATAAAATGTCAGGTCGATATTCGGGTTCTGCCCAATGATTGCCTCAGCATTTTGCTTGAGCAGCTCCGACACATGCGATAGCACGACAAAGCGCGTGGACGGCTCCATCTCGCGGCAGCGGCGGATAAGCTCGGCAATGATAAGCGACTTGCCGCCGCCCGTTGGCACGACGATAAGCGGCCAGCCCTTGCCCTGCTCGAACCACTGCATAACAGCAGGGAACGCCGCGTCCTGATAATCACGAGGAGTCTTTAGGGGTTTGCCTTGTGGCAGGGCAAGGCGGCTAGGCATCATAGCGTGGCTTGCCAATCACTGAATTAACCATGCTGTGTGCCATCATTTCGGTTTCAGCCACTAGCCGATGCTGCAATCTTTCGCATGTCGTGAATTGCGCCTTCGGATTAAATAGCGCAAGGAACACCTGCCAGCGTGAAAATGAGCGAATCTCAGGAACAGGCACAGGAACTCTCAACACAAGAATTTTGTCATTCTCCATCATACCACTCCTGCCCATTCTCAAGTTTATACGTCACGCCTTTTTCATCCGCCTTAATCACCTCGCCTGGCACAAGCGCCGGATAAAATTTATGCACCGCACACCCTTCAATTTGCTCCTCCGGCGCCAGGTTCTTCGCCCATCGCTGGCAAAACCAGCGCCCCTCGCTCTGCGTCTCCGAATGCAAGCATGTCCGGCAGCTACGCGCTGGCATATCATTTTCGTGGCATATAGGGCTGAACGCGCACCATTTGCACTCGTACCAACTTGGTGATCTACTTATGCGCTCCGGCGGCTCATGAGCTTCGATAATGCGCTTGGCCTTGGCAACTAGCTGCAAGGCATCTGCCGCATTATATTCCGTGCGCGCGGAAGTCCAGTCGCGCCCGCCGGGCGTGGCAACCACGATATAGTGGCGCGTCAACCCCGTATAATGCATGTAGCATTGTGCCTGTGCGTAATATACAGGATTCCACGCCTTCAGCGCGCCCTTCTCTCCATTGTCGGCGACGCACTTTTTAAACTTGGCGAACCCCTTTTCACCCACGCATTTGACCTCAAGCACATGGCGCGTCTTTGGCGCCTGGAGCAAGCCCTCCACCGTGCCATCGAGGTGGCCGCTAAAATGCCCGCCGTGATCGGTGACGCGGAGTTGCCCGCCAGATTCATTGATAGAGAACAGGTCAAGCCCCTCTACTAGCCGCAAGCGCTCGATGATCAGATCCTCGGTGCGGTGCCCATCTGCAAACCGCTTGAGTGTGTCAGCCTTAAACGCCTCGCGCCCAGCCCATCTGAAGGAATACCACAGCTTGCGCGAGCAGCTATCGCCTATCTGGCTCATGCCGAGATAGCCACGCGGTTTCTCCTCTGCAGCCTTCGCCTCTAATGCGGCATCGGAAGCGGCAAGCGTGGGATCGGTGTAAAGCAGGTCAGCGAGTTTGGTCACGCCCAATACCTTTCAGTTATTTCCTTAATTTGCGCGTCGGTAAAGCCATCCTGTCTTAAGTGATTCTCCGAGAACGCTCCTCTATTCTCTAGCTCTTGCGCCGCGTCCCACTCGCCGTTTATCAGCAATGGAGCCTTTGAACAAAAAATCTCTACTTGGCCGCAAACACATTTGAATTGCAGACGCACCCATTTACCAGCAGGGCTATCGCCCTGCTCAATGTCATAAAAGGTGAACCCTGCATTTTGCGCGCGCCTGTAGGCGGGGCTATTAGCTAGCTTTATGTCGGTGAGGCTAACCATTGAGAAAATGCTCTATGTCTTTTTCGGCAGCCTCTTTGGTTTCATACCAATTATACGGCATATACATGCAAAGCGTAGATGCGCCGATATACGCTATGCGCTTTTTTTCAACGCTCCACTTGCCATTAATCCACGGGGCAATTCTATACAGGGGCATCTCTTGTGCGTTTTTACGGGCGTCCCATCTTGTTTTCTCAAGGAGAATTGCCCCCCAAATCACTACCGCCGCTATGATTACAAACACCCCGATAAATATTATTTGCATGGTCACACCCCATCCCCTGTCTCGCATTCTCTTGGATTATCGCAATCGGAATCCCCGCATATTCCGCAGCGCTCAAATTCTACTGGCGTAATGACATTATCGCTTACGCTGGCTATCCGCTTCATACCGAAGATTGCCATGAAGGAATCCACCATTGATAGGTTTATATCTTTTGACATTATGCTCTCCAACCATTTCATTTTGCGGCAATAAATTTCCGCAATCGCAGCGAACAGGATAGAGCGCAAGCGTAAAAAGCTTGGCCTTATCACCGCTCAGTGTCGTTACCCGGTCGCATTTATCATGCGATATAAAAACGTCTTTTACTTTTTCCATGGCGCTTTCTTGGTTTCGCCAGCGGGAGCCGCCTGAGTCGTAGCAGCAGGAGCCGCTCCCCACGCCTTGCGCTCAGGAACCTGCCCAGTCTTAGCGGGCGCCGATCCCTTCTTGCTGGCATACCATGCCTGATAATCGGCTTCCGTTGTGCCAGTCGGCAGATACTTTCCGCACTTATTCTTCGGGCCATAGCCGCCGGAACCCGGTTCAATCAGCAGGTAGCCATTGCACGGTGCGCCTACCATATCCTCCGGTTCAGCATCGCCACCAAGGCCGATGGCATTGAGCAGGTCAGACAAATGTTCGCGGCCAATCCTCTGCGCCGTGGCATTGCTGTTTAGGATATTGAATTTATCCCAGAACTTGCGCCTGGTATGCTCTACCGGGTCTGTTATATCAAACTCCACCTCAAGATATTTCCCGTTAGGGTCTTTAGCATTCTGCCCATTGGTCTTGATTGTGGCGCGAGTAATTACAAGGCCATAGAAGGCAATGGGGAGCGGATCATTGCTTCCCGTGCCTACTGTGCGTTCATATTCATTAGTGTCAAATCCGAATCCCATAATTATTCTCCCTTTGGTTGGTTAGATTTTCTTCTGTAAAAACTTAGGTGTTGCCGTTTCCGAGTCCACAAGCTTCTCTGCCTGTGCCGGCTTCTTCGCTGCCTTCGGCTCCGGCTTAGCCTCCGGCTCTGCGAATTGCTTGAACCACGGGATGCTCGGCGCAAGCACCGACCATGTTTTGTCATCCAGCGGTATTTCAGCTGCAAGCGCATACCTATTCTTTGCGCTAAACGAAGGCTTCTCTTGCGTGAACAGCATGCGAGCGCCAGAACCAATGGCGCGGTTGCGCTTTTGGTTGAACCCAACATCCTCCTGCACGACGTGCGTTTTGTAGTTCGTGAAGAACACGCAATCACTATGTTCTTGCACAACAGCCGCAGCTTTAGCGTGTAGCTTGATAACGTAGCGATCATAGCTATCAATATCAGGCGACTCGAACCGCTTGATGTCAGAATGAGCGGTCTGGATAATCATCATGCCACGAGTGTCACGCAGGGTATTAAGCCCTGTCAGATAATCTCGCCAGATGTCCATTGCCATGATAAAGCCTTTGCCATAAGGAATACTCTCAATCGAATCCACACCCTGCTGCACGCATACTTCGCGCTGGATAAGCGGCTCCAGCCAATCGAGGCTGTCAACAACAAGCGTTTTATAATCATGCTCATCATTAATCAGGCTCCCGATTGCATCCCGCACATCCGCGTATGACGTAGCTAGGGGAAAGGCATTGCAATCAATCATACCCAATCCATCCTCGGTTTGAATAAATATCGGGTTCGGGGCATCCGAACAGAATGTGGTTTTACCGATACCAGAAACACCGTACACCAAAAGCCTTGGCGGTTTTCCCGATGTTCCTTTTTGTAAGTCTTTTAAACTAATAGCCATTACTTTTCTCCTTTGGTTTGTTTTTTAATACCCTCATTACCCCAGCAAACGCATGCCCATGTCATTGCCATATCCACTTTGCTGCCTTTATGACTACACGCAGTATCAGGCTGCACATAATGCCGCCTATCAGGGCAAATAATATTAACTCCATCACTCTTTCTCCACCACAATCTTCACCGTCGGATTGCCCGGCGTCACCGTGCGCGCCGATGCAAAGTAGTCACGCACCTCCTGCGGGAAGGCTTTGTACGCCGTTTCCGATACATCGTATTTCACTTTCATATACATATTAGGGTTCTCGCCGGATGCGGCAATCTCTTTGTGCCTGGCGGCAAGCTGCTCCTGCTCCCACGTCACCTTTTTCGGCACGTTGATTTTCACCTTGCGGTTGCCCACAATGATGCTGACGTCGCCGAATGGCTCGTCTTTGGCTTTTAATAACGTCTGGATTTCTTTCTCGCGGCGATCAAGCAGGGCGGCTTTTGCCAGCTTGATATTGCGTTCGCACACTGCAACGGTTGTCTCTGCACCCTCAATGCGGCGAAGCAGGCTGTCGTCAGATTCTTCTGCTGTAATGTTAGTCATTTTTAAGTCCTTTCGAGTTTGGTCAGGTTAATTCAAGTTAGCAATAAATATATTGCACATTCATCTTTATCATGCTTTTATTCTGATTGTCAAATAAAAAAGTCATAAAGAGGGGATAAGGATATGAATGAGTTGCAAAAGATGCTTAGAAAAGCAAGATTTGAGGCTGATTTAACCATAAAAGAAGCGGCGATTGGTCTTGGTATTTCAGCTTCACATCTGCATGGAATTGAGCGCGGGAATATACCGCGCCCTAAGATGGCAACACTTACAAAGCTGTCGCAGTTTTACAATCTAAACCACGATGATTTATGCATCGCCGCCACGCGCATTCCCTCGGATGCTTTTTATAAAGTGGTGCGAAAACCTGAGCTGCTTAGAGTGATACGAGAATATCCGGACGCTTAGAGTAGCCGTATGCCACACAGCATTGACGACCTGCGCCCGATTTTAGACCGCGTAAGGACTGACATCACGGCCATTAAAGCCAAGGGTGGCGCCTCAATCTGGAAGCGCGACGAACCGTTAACCAGCGAGCGCATCCATGCGCACCTTAATGGCAAGCAACTGCGAGGAGTATGCCCTATAAAGGAAGGCGAGTCTGTCACTCGCTTGGCATTGCTTGATCTCGATTCCCATAAAGGCGAAACGCCTTGGGAAGAAATGGAGATGGTAGCGCAACTGCTATATGACACGCTCCTTCTGCATAGCATATATCTCGACGGGTTTATTTCCAGCGGCGGCAAGGGCATCCATTTGGTTGCAGTATGGAATGAGCCGCAGGATGCTTACAGCGTGCGCCGTGTAATCATGGAGGCAATAGCCGAGATCGGCTATAAAAACGGCACGGGCGGCGTTGCAAAGAAAGAGGTGGAGATATTCCCCAAGCAAGATCATGTGCCGATGGGAGGATGCGGCAACCAATTCATTCTTCCATACTCTCCGAAGGGTGAGCCGCTTGGAGTGCCTGAATGGAAGCTTTCTGAGCCGGTTCCTGTGTTTGAAAAGCCGGTTCCGCGTCCCAAAGCCAGTCCGGTGTTTGATATTGCAGACCCCAAAGGCGAGGCGGCGGAGGCGCTAAGTTATGTGCCTAACGATGACTACCAGCTATGGGTAGAAATGGCCATGGCGCTTTCCGATAAGTTCGGCGCTGAGGGGTTTGATATATGGGATGCGTGGAGCAGCTCATCGCCTAAGTACAATGCGCGCGAGATGCAGAAGAAGTGGCGGTCATTCCGCAATACCGGCATTACCATTGCCACGCTGTACGATCAGGCTCGCTTGCATGGCTGGCGGCCTGAGCCTATCGCGCGCGAACGTGCTGATACGGGCATTGCCGATGCATTTGTGAAGAAGATAGAAGAAGGAAAAAAGGAGGAGAGCGAGATTTCCTTGCCTGAGCCTGTCGCAGCCACTTTTAACCCGCTGACTATGTCGGGGCTAATCGGCGACACAGTGCGCTGGATATGCTCTGATGCCATGTTCGTCCAGCCGCAGCTTGCCCTGCTGCACACGCTCGCCTTTGCCGGATCTGTATTTGGACGTGTCTATGCCAGCCCCGTCAACACCCGCACCAACATTTATTTCGCTGGTATTGCCAACACAGCAGCGGGCAAGAACCACAGCCGCGTGAAATTGCCGATACTGGCAGAAGCAGCTGGGCTTACCGAGTTCATAGGCGCGCACGGCGTTATCTCCGATACGGGCATGGCGCGTAGCCTGATGGATAACCCCTGCCAGCTTCTCATGCTCGATGAATGGGGGCTGGTACTACAATCCATTGGCGATAAGAAGGCGCCGCCACATACTAAAAAGATTAAATCGCTTCTCATGACGCTCTATAGCGATTCCGGCAGCGTGTATAAGCATGGTGATTATGCTAATAAGAAGATAAATGAGCCGGTGATTATTCACTCCCCCAATCTTTGCGTCTATGGCACTACAACTGAGAAAGAGTATGTCAAGGCACTGAGTAAGGATGCGGTGGAAAGCGGGGAGCTTAACCGCGTCATGGCCATTCGCGTTGCCGATGTCATGCCGCGCCGTGTCAGTGGCATGAACCCGCCATCGCAGGACTTAATCGACCGCTGGGAGCGTTTCTCCCGTGGCAATTATAGTATTATCACTAATGGCACGGTGAAAACAGAGCCTAAGATTGTTTCCTGGGGCGAGTGCGACGAGCTGCAATGGAATATTCTGCTTGAGCAACACGCCATGGTGAATAGCGGTGATGCCTCCTCAGCGTTATGGGGCAGGCGGTACGAAAACACAGTTAAAATAGCCATGATCCTTGCCATCGCCCGCAACAAGGAAGTGCCAGAGATGTGCAAGGAGGATTTTGATTTTGCAAAATCACTGGTTGACTCGTCCATCCGCTACATGACCAACCTCATTGGTGACAAGCTGCCGGAAACCGACCACGAGGCCGCTATTCTTGAGGTGCTGGCCTATATCCAGAAAGTGGGCAAAGCAGGGACAACCAAGACCGCGATATGCAGGAGATTCCGCAAATATAGGGCGCGCGACCTTAACGACTTCCTATCATCCCTTATCGAGCAGGGGGCGGTGGAAACGGTGCGGGAGGATGCAGAGGGAAGTGGCAGGCCGTCCGTTCGATTCGTTGCTACAGATCTGTAACCTCCCCGTTCCAGTCGGTGATTTCAAATTTAAAGCCCGCCCTGTTCAGTGTGTTGATGTGATCGAGCAACAACGTCTTGTTATTCCTCCCCCTGATGCTGGCTATGGCGCGCGATAAATCACAGGCCGGAAAGTAACGAGGCGTTCCATACAAATTTTTAGCCGTTATTTTAAGCGGCGGTAATTGATTAGTCATGATTCGCCGCCGTTCCTGCCAAGCGTGCCGACCTATCCAGCGCTTTCAGATATTGCGCCACCTCCTGCAATCGCTTCCGGCACCTTGTATTAATTATTGTGCTGGGCTGGTATTCCATATAGGTGATTGCTTCTATGATAAATTCCATATAGACGGCCTCGCGTGTCATTTTTTGCTTGTCTCTTTTCATCTTAATATTCTCCCTTGCATCCAGCCATTATAAAGCCCCTGCGGGTGAAGCGTTCGGCTAGTTTGATAGCTTCGTTAATCGAATCGGCGTAAACCACGCGGAAATATTCCGGCTCGGCGTGGCGGCGATGCATGTAGCGCGCTGTAAATTTCATTGGTTATTCCTCCCCAGAGGGCGCGGTAGCCTGAATTTCCACAACCTGAAACTCGCTTGCATCATAGCCGTTATCTGCTTCACGCTCTCCCAACTCTATTTCTGCCTCAATATCAGCCAGAAAATTTGCAAGTTCTTCCTCCGCTTCTTCACGCGTTTTAAATGTGTGAGGTTTGTCATCGATCAGCCAAGTATTTACCCAGCCTTGACAAAGGGTGTAGTGTTGTACTTCGTATGTCATGTTCATTACTCCTCTAAAATGCCGCATATAAGAATGTGTCACCACAATCTATTACTGTTGTTTCATTGTTCAGGTATTCTAAGACTGCCTCCCTTTTCGCGTCATCATCTTCACATTCTGACACGTCTATATCGTCATATTCAGCTAACACTTGTTTAAGCGTGCTTTCGTACCAGTCACAGCAAAGGCCAATAACATCTAGTTTAATATCCTCCCCCATATCCTCGCTTAATTGTTCGAGGTGTTCATATAGGGCTTGCAATCCTTCATAGGTGAATTGCTCGCCCCTCCCCATTTCTCTGAAACGGTCGATAAAATAAGATTCGTTTAACTCTTGTGCTATTGCCATGGTGTTTACTCCTGTTTAAATGATTGAAAGATTGTTACTATTAAACAAGCCAGCATGAACACAGCCAGCAATATTACAGCGGTAAAGATGTGAGCTAGTAGCATTGTTATTGTCCCCCCCTTGCTTTGGCTATGATGGCGCGGGCGCGTATATGTGACGGATCTTCAGCGCGGTCAGCATTTTGAATCACCATATCTAGCAAAGCCTCCAGCAACTCAGGAGCGGCGGCGATTAGGTGAGCGTTTGCCTCTTGTTCTTCTGCGCGGCGTTTTTGTATGCGCCCGGCATCTGCAACTAATATACCATCCTGCCCATATACTAGTTGGGTGTGATGGTTTGATAATTCCGCGTTGTAAT